GGCTCCTTGCCCAGCGTGAGCGTGCCGCTGTTCGGGCGAAATGCCTTGGCATCGCTCGCTCCCGGCAACTGGCCGAATACGGTCTCGGGCTTGTAGGAAACCCCGATATTGCGGCCGGACTGGTAACCCATGGCAGGCTCCTTTCATGGAAAAGCCCGCTCGTGGCGGGCGGCGTAAGGATCGAAAAAGGTCGGCGCCCGGCTCAGCCGCGGTGCCAATATTCAAATGGGCAGCTCATCGTCACGCGAAACCAGTTGCCCGTATTCGCCCAGGCGATATCGGCAGTGGTCGTGGCGGGGCCGCCTTCGTCGACGCGCGGCGCCGAGGTCCGCACGTAGCAACCGTCACCATTGTCGTAGAACACCTTGCCCCGGAAGATTTCGCCGATGGCGCTCGCGTAGCTCGTGGCCAGCGCATCGCCAATTCCCGCCGGGACAAAGACGTGCACGAGGATGAAGCCAAGCGTCTGCCACACCTGTGAACCCGGCTTTCCGGCGCCGCGCATCTGGCTCCCCGTCGATGCAATTTCGAGGTGGGCCCACGGCACCAGATTGGGAAGGTCCGGTGCATCCGGATCCTCTTCGGTTGGCGGCCACGGATCGGCCGGCGTTTCATTCTCGAAGCTCAGACGCGTTGCCGCCCAATTGTCTTCGAGCCGTTGGCGGATGGCGGCCTTCGCGCCGGCATAGTCACCCATTTCAGCGGCTCCGAATCTTGAGGCACGGGTAGCGCAGCTCGGCGCGGTTGCCGCCCCCGGCGCGCCCCACGCGCGCGCCCTGCATGACGCCCTGGTAGGTGAAGAAGATGCTGGCGGTGTTGCCGTAGCGCTGGGCCACAATCACCTCCGCTTGCTCATAGACATGATCGGAGCCGGGGACGCGCATGCGCATTTTTCCAACTTCGATTTTCCGCGCATAGGGCAGGTAGTTGCAGATGACCACATCGCCTTCGCCGTCCCATGCCTTGAGGTTCGGCACGGCAACACCGTCCACGAATATCTGGTGGCCGTTGCGGTAATCTCCACTGAGCACTGGAGAGAGGTCGAAAAGTGTCTCGATCGCGAAGCGGACCACCTCTTCGAGGCGCGGATAGACGTACTGGATACGGCCGTCGACCTTCACGACCTCTTCGCGGGCCCCACGCACACCGTCCACGGTCCTGATGAACCGCAAGGGCTTCGGTTCCGTCTTCATGATGCGGCCGTGCTCGCGCTTCGCTGTCGCGATAAGCGCCTCCCGCGTCTCCTCGACCGTCTCCCGCGCCGCAACGCGGAAGACCTGTGTGTAGCCACCCATCAGGCGAACCTTACGCGCAGGTTCACGCGCACCAGCACGCCACCGATATGGATGGGCTCAACATCGTCCTGAACGACCCCGGGACGGCCGGCTGCAGAAAATGCATCGCCCGACCTGGGGAGGCCGAAGCCCTCGAGGGATGTGGGGGAGAGCGTTACCCCCCGGTCAGCCTGCTGTATCAGCCCGACAAGCTCTTCCGGCCGGTAACCGCGAACAAAAGCTAGCGCGTCGTGTTGCGGGCCGGAACTCCCACGCCTGAGCGCAACAGGCTGGCCGTGACGAGTGATCTGATCATCGAGCGTGGCTATCGCTTCCGCGGGTGTCATTGGTAAACCCTCAATCCTGACAGGAGCCCCTCAGTCGCCTTCCTGATGATACCTGCTGCCTGGTCGGAGACCGTATAGGTACGCGAACCTATGCCAGCGACCTCTTCGGATCGAAGGAAGAGGTTCTCGGCGCCCAAAGAAAGCATGTGCAAAACGGCCAGAGTGATCGCTTGCTTTGCCTGCGCTGGCACCTCACCCGTCCCGTCCTGCTCGACCGCAACGCCGTCGTATCCGGCCTCATAGCGGATTTTTTGAACAGGTCGCTGATGCCAAGTCGCACCTCTTGTTGCCACCAGGTCAACCTTGCCATCGAGGCGATAGGCCGATGGCTCCACGGTTTCGGCGGCACCGTCGCAATCCTCCACCACGACACTCACGATTTTGATGATCGGTCGGCACGGAAGAAAGATGCGTCTGTAGCCGCCAAGCCAACCTGTCAGTTCAAGTGTCTGCGGCCCGAATGCACGCCCGACCCAGCCATCAGGACCGTCAATCTCCGCCGTCGCGGCGGCGATGAGGGCGATAATTCGAGGGTCATTTGCAGCATGAGAGCCAGGAATATCTACCGGAGTAAGGATGGGCTGGGGCGGGATGACTACCCGCAATGTGTCGGCCATGTTCCGCCCCCTCGCCTTATGCGCTGGCGCCCGAGGCCGCTGCGCGGCTGGCCTTCGCCTTGGCCTCCGCCTCAGCCTTCGCCTTGGCTTCCGCCTCAGCCTTCGCCTTGGCCTCCGCCTCAGCCTCAGCCTTGGCTTCCGCCTCAGCGCTCGCGGCGTCGATTGCGGCAACGGGTAGGCAGCCGGCCTTGACGAGCCTGCGTGCCTGGTCCTCGGTCGGGGCGGGATCGAAGACTTCACCGATGGCAAAGCGGCGCCCTGAACGAATATCGATGCAGGCGGCGAGCACTGTGAATTCCTTGACAGACATGACGATCTCCTGTTGCAAAGCCGCGCGTTAGTTCGCCGGCCAGTAGCGAGGCGCGCCGAGAATTGCGACCGCAGAGACGAAGGCGTTGCCGGCATTCCCAGCCGGGGTGATCGTCAGGCGGAGGTAGCGCTTGGGGCCGACATAGCCGACCTTGCGCGTCTCGTTATCGTCGTCGGCGCCGAACCCGGCATCAACCTCAGTGCCGGTAAGCTGGCTATCGGGGACAGCCTGGGCATCGGAGAGGTTGGCGGCATCGCCATGCTCCAGCAGCACCGCGAAGGTTGCGTCCGCGTCGGCAAGGGCGCCGATCGCGATTGCGAACATGGCTTGCTCGTAGCCATAGAGATCCACGATCTGCGAAACGATGGGGGTGTTGTCGGCAACGGCCGCAGCCGGGCTGATCGCACGCTTCACCGACAGGTGGTTTGCGAGGTCGCGCATGGCGAGCTCCTTTCACAAGGTTTGAAGGAGAGCGGCGCCCCTGCGCCGCCCCAAAAGGTCATCGTTGGCGTCGGTCAGGCGGGGATGTCGAGGCCGACGAAGGGCGAAACCTCGTACCCATTCTCTTCGGCAAACGGCGCCTTCAGCCAGGGCGCTCCGTCAACGTTCCAGAAGATCTTGATGACGGTCTTGTTCTGGAGGAACTTCACGTGCTCGGAAGCCGCCACGAACGGGCCGGAGCCATCCTTGATCAGGTAGTAGCTGAGGTCGGCGAGAAGCACGTCGCCCTTGCTTCCCAGTCCCGGCTGCCGGTTGTTCCAGCGGACCGGATACCCGTGGAGAGTGCCCGCAAAACCGTCGCGCGCATCCGGCTTCCAGATGTACCTGCCGCTCTCATCCTTGAGATCGGCAATCTGCTGCAGGGCAGACTGCGGCATCGACCATACCGGGCTGCCGCCACGCATGAGCAACCGCGCCACCATTTCCACGGTGTCCGCATAAGTGATCTTGTTGGCCAGGGCGCGGTTGACGTACTTCGTTGCGGGCGCATTCAGCACGCCCAAGGGTTTGGCGACGCCGTTGCCGCGCAGGAACGCATAGTCTTCCGCCGCCGCCACGCCGCCACGCATCAGCCGCTCGATGAATGCACTGGAAGCCTGCCAGTTGCGCAAAAGCTTGTCAGTGACAGTGACGTGGCCGGCAATTTCGTGCGGCATGAGACTGATGGCAGCAAGGTCCGCGTCGGTTTCGGGCTTGTCGCCACCTTCCTCGATCCAGTCGAAGGTCATGCCGCCGAACACGTGGCCGTCAGCAGTTCCCTCCTGGTTGAGAGCAGGGATGGTGATGCCGGCATCGGGCGGGCTGCCCGCCGGCATCACGTTGGCGCGTGGCCGCACCAGGCTTTCCTGCGGCGAAACGCTCATGATGTTGGACTGGAACTGCTGCGGCACCATGAATCCGCCCTGGGTGTCGTTATCCATCCGCATTTCGGCGGACAGCTCGCCATCCTCGCCGATAGCGCCGACGTTTTCATTGAACAGCGTGCTCAGGCGCTGATCGTTCTGATTGAAGCGAACCGCGTGCAGGAACTGGCCCAGGCTCTCGAACTCGCGGTTAGCCTCCGGGCCGCCAGCACGCGGAATGCCGGCCTGGCGCGAACGCGCCGGAACCGTCGCATTGAGAGCCTCGTCAGCAGCCTCGAGCTCTTCGGCTCGAGAGATACGCACATCGAGCGCAGCACGCTTGGCCTTGAGACCATCAAACTCGGTCGTTTCTTCGGCCGTGAGGTCGCGATTTTCGCCCTCCGCGCCCGCGACGATGGCTTTCATCTTGTTGTGCACGTCCAGCCGCTCGGCACGCAATGCCGCCAGAGCGATATTCGCCAGCATGGCATGCGGGTTAGTCGGGTCGAAGAGACTGGCAACGACATGGCCACTGTCAGGAAGGTGGAAATTGACGAATGCCGCGATGGCCGCGACAGCGAGGCAGAGGAACAGGCCGCCAAACAACATGGCGGGACGTTTGGACAGCATTGCTGATCTCCATTGAAGTGCCGGGTCACAACGAAGCGCCGCTCACGCCGGCGCGTGAACGGGGCTCATTCGCCGAGAAAGGCGAGGATTTCTAAAGGTCGAGCAGGGCGCGGCGGGTTGAGCGTCCGCGAGCGGATGACCCGCTACTCACGACGCCGCCGTAGAGACTTACCCCGAAACGCTGCAGCGTTTCCTCCAGGGTGCCGACGCGATCGGCCATCCTCTGCTTGACGGCGTCGGCCGCGTCGACCATTCCACCGCGACCAAAGCCGTTGCGAACTGCGTCGGCCGCGACAGCACGATTCCGGGCAACATCCGAAACGAACATTTCGTAGGCAGCATCGACACTCGCCTGTATCCGTCCGCGAGCATCCTCGCTTAGAGGCCCGTAGGGATTACCCTCGGCCTTGAGCGTTCCGGCCTTCATAATGCTCTTCTTGACCCCGGCCTGCTCAAGCGCGCCCGAAACATCGGTGTGGACCGCCAGCACGCCTATCGAACCAACCGAGCCAGTCGGAGTGACCACGATCTCGTCAGCGGCCGAGCAAATCCAGTAGCCGGCGCTCGCGCAGGTCGCGTTGACATGCGCAATGATGGGTTTCGCCCCGCGAGCCTTGAATACCATTTCAGAAAGCTCCGCCGACCCGCTCACGGCGCCGCCAGGGGTGTTTGCGTCAATAATGATGGCCTTGCAGGTCGCACTGCGGAGCGCCATCTGGAAATTCCGCGCGAACGCCTCGCTGCTGGTCCCGCCCGAGATGTCATCGAACATGCTCATGCGGTTGGCGATGACGCCATGCAGGGGAAGAACGGCAACGTCACCGTCAGCTTGCGCCACCTGGCGCTCGGTCTTTTGGCCGATGCGGGCCTCGATCTCCGACGACGAAAACTTTGTGCCGTCGGCCTGGGCGTCGAGGAAGTCGAGGATCGCCTGCAGCTTATCCTCGCGCATTGCCCAAAGCTCTTCGTGCACGGCCATCAGGATGTGAGCGTACTTCATTCCTCTTGCTCCTCTGCTTCGTCGGTCTGGGACGGTTCGGGGGTGGGAGCGGGATCGGTGGCAGCTCCTTGCGGCGAATAGCTAGGATCCGTGGCTCGCTCGATTGTCACCATGTTGGCTGGCACGAAATGATAGTCGCCGGCATCGCCAATGCCGTCTTCGTCTTCGTAGGCAAGGATCATATTCGGCGAGAAGCCGCCTATGCCGAACATGTCCTTGTAGAATTGCGATCTGGCTTTCATGTCGCCGCGCAGGATCGCCTTCATGTTGAAGCTGACGTAGTAGCCCTTGTCGCGCTCTTCTTCCGTGAAGAGCTTCCAGTTGAGCTCCTGTTCCCAGGCGTCGACCCAGGGGTCGATCGTTTGACGCACGAACGCGATCATCAACTGCTCGATGCCGGCACCGAAGGACGTCGTCTTCTCCTGGCTCTGCAGCAGGATCAGGGGTACGTCGTAGATGCGGGCGAGCTCGGCGATCTGGAATTCACGGCTTCCCAGGAACTGCGCGTCCTCGGGAGGGATCGTCGTCTGGACGAACTTCATACCCTCTTCGAGCAGCTTCACGCGATGGGCATTTTCCAGACCCGACTGGCTATCGAGTGCCGCCTTCGGGCTTTCCGGCGCGGCACGCGTTTCCCCATCCTGACCTCGGATATTCCGACGGGCATTGGAAGAGAGCCGCCCAGGATGGACCAGAAATCCGCCGCTCTTGGCATCATTGGCAAAGAACTTCGCGCCAAACTCCTCCATGGCAAGCCCCATGCCGATTGCCTGACGCGCCATTGCAATCGGTGAGATGCCGACATAACCCTCCTGGCTCTGGTCCATGATGTGGATGACTTCATCATGGGGAAGGCGGTAATTGCGGCCGTCAATCGTCGTGCGGAAGAAGAACTCTCCGTTCTCCTTGACCGGGCGCGTGACATTCGGCAGCAAGGGATAAAGACCCACGGCCTGACCACGCCCATTTCGCTCGATCTCCAGGTAACCATTGCCCCAGAGGAGAGCGTGTCCCTGGACTGTCTTACGCAACGTACGGGAGCTCATCTGCGCATTCGGGCGCTGGCCAAGTCTATTGGCGAACGGATGCTCCTCGCCCAATACGATGCGCCGGCTGCCGTCGTCGAGGCGCCGATACATCTTGAGCGGAAATCGCGAGATTGGATTTCCGATACGGTTGACGCACGCATAGATCACGGGCAGGTGGCGGGCCGTCCATTCCGATACATGGGTGCCCGCTTTCGTCCGCGGCGCGATCTCGCGCATCAGCCAGCCGCTCGGGCTGCTGAGCGAGCCGCCGGACTGATAGTCGACTGCGCTTAGGTCCGGTTCGACGCGAGAGGTCTCCGGCTCGGGGTGGCCGCGCACGGCCGACAGGATATCGCCGAAAAGGCTCATAGCTCTTCCAGTTCGATTTCGAGAAGACCACGGTCCTCGTAGACCGAAACGCCCTGCGCTTCAGGGTTCGTGCTCATGACATAGGCCGCGTCAAACATTGCCATCGCAGGGTCGATCTTGGCATCGCCTGCATTCTGCTTGGTGGCACGAATGGCCGTCGCTGTCGGCTCGATCTTGAGGTTGCTCACGCACCAGGTCATCAAGCCACTGCCATGGTGCTTCATGGTGCCGTTGGCGAGCTTGCGTTCGCTGGTCTTGATCGCGTTCATCAGGGCATAGCCTTGCGGAACACCTGAGAGTTTGCCGTTTTCAACAGTGACGTCTACAGCCGCCAAGGCGTCGACCATCTCGCCCAGGCCGGCAGGATCGACGGCGACCTGGTACAGCAAGCCCAGCTCGTCGATCTCAACAATGACATCGACGATCTCCTGGATGTCCTTGGGCAGTTCGCCATCTTCCAGGACGTGATTGCTCTCGATGATGGTGAGCTCGCCTTCGGCCTCAAAGCCACGGAGCGCGTCAGCGATTCCTGGCCGTCGCTCCAACGCGATCTCGTGGCACCAACCGTGCGACCAAGCGAGCCAACGCCGCGTCCCCTTCACGCGACCGATAGCCGACACGCCGTAGATATCGTCCAGACCGCCACCATCGAGGCCGACAACGACGACCTCGACCTGCTTGAGCATCCACCGTAAGGCGGCAATGCCCTTGACCGTGGCCCATTCTGCGTCCCGCGCCTGTTCCCAGAACTCTACGCCGGGCCACTGATCGGTACGCATGCCAATGCCGATCTCGACATTGAAGTGCTGGGAGGCAAGCAGCGTCAATGCGCCCGGTCCCTCGCGCTCCGCACTGATCAGCTGATCGGCTAGAAAGCTCTCTCGCACCGAGCGACCGAAATTCGGGTTGATCAGGGGCCAGGTCTTTCGATCCTTCCAGCCACCATCAACAACGAGTTTCCGGGGCAACTCGTATAGAACTGGCAGCAGCGGCAGCTTCAGCTTGCCGTCGCGCACGTCGCGAGCACGATGAAGCTCACTCTTGAAAACCCCGGTTGGCGGCCTCTTGCTCTGCGTTGTCGTTTGCAGGAGGAAGCCATCTGGTCGCTTGCCGAGAGCACCCCTGATCTCGAGGAATATGTCGGACGCATTGGCTTTCTCGGCGAAGACGTGCGTTTCGTCGATCATCGTGCCGACCTGCTTACCGCCAGTGATCACGTCAGTGTCGGCCGCCTTGATCTGCAATGTAGCGCCGGTATTGAGGTGCGTGATCGTCTTGAGGTGGTTCTGCGGCCGAAAGATCGCCGACAGCCTTTGGTCGAGTGCGATGGTTCCCTTCGCCTGCTTGAAGGCGTATTCCGCGATCTTCATCGTCGGAGCGATGAGGTGGAATTCTGCCTCTGGCCGCTCGTTCATGATCAGCGCGACCACCATGATGGCGCCGCCATAGCTGGTCTTCGAGTTGCCCTTCGGCACCAGGAGGAAGAACTCCTGGATCATCCGTTGTTTGGTTTCGGGGTCAAATGCCCCGAACATCGCAGCGACAAGCGGAAACACCCACTCGCCGCACGCCTCGGCCATCGTCGGCGTTCCAGGCAGGTCTGGAATACGCAAGCGCTTGAAAATGCGCAGTGCCTTTGCAGCCTGCTCCTGGAAAAGCGGCAGTGCCGGCACCAGTGAGGTGCCTGTAAGGATGCGATCCTCCCAGTCGAGACACGATGTGTCCCAACCGGAAAAGCCAGCCTCATCGAGCTGCATTAGTTGGGCCGTCCGCCTGGCATCAGGTCGTCACCCCAATCTCCGCCGTCTAGAGCCGCCTGTTCAGCATCGCTCACGGCCTGCTGCTTCTTCCCGACCTTGGGCTGGACGGCCGTGCGACGGGTTCGCTCATTGCCGAACGCAGCCGCCAGTTCCTTACGATCATGCTCGTGGAGCATCTTGTTGAGCTCGCGGCTTGCGCTCACATCGCCGTCGAGCATCTTGCCGTAGAGCACCGCATATCGCGTTGCATCGAGCTGGAGGCGCGCGATTTTGCGCTGATCGAGCTCCTGCAAATAATGCTTGCGCAAAGTAGGCTGGGAAACCCCGATAGCCTTGGCGATCTCAGCATTTGTCTTGCCGAACACAAGCAACATCATGATTTTGTTGCGATTTTCGTTGGTAGGCACGTGTTCCGGCCGCCCAGGTTCGCGCGGCTCTGGAATTGGCCATCCAAGGAGGTCCAGATTTTCAGCCATCGCGAAAAAAATCTCCAAATGCGGCCCCATGTGGTTGGCGGCCCCACGCCTTCTAGACTTTCGCACCCCCCTCCCCATAGGCGCTGTCGCCGAGCCGACGCGATCGCATCGCCGCCGTCTTGCGGACGTGCGACGATGCGCACCGCCCCATGACGTTGTCCGGATCGAGGGGTGCGCCACCATCGCGAAGCTCAACGATGTGGTCGAAGTAGATGCGCTGACCAAGACGGTGCTGCGCCTGGCAGTGAACGTCCTCGCAGCAATGCCCCTGCTTGGCGATCAGGAGCGGCCAACGCGTGGCCTTGAGCAGGTCACACAGGTCGCGCCATTCGACCGAGAGGTAGAAGGGATCAGCTCTCTTGGGTGCCGGCTTCACGCGCCGGAGGTCTGCGGTTGGCACCCTTGGTCGCATCGTCGGCAACCGCATCGCACCAGACTTTCTGCAAATTTGCGGAAGGTGGAATGGGCCGGACGCTACCCCGGCTAATGATCGTCGCCCCGTTGACGTATTGGCAGCGAACTCAATCGCCGCTCAGCCGGACCGCTCGCTAGCAGCGGTTTCTCACGATCGTCTCTCGCCCGCGTTCGCGTGTTCGCTTCCACGCCGCCACTCCTACCCTCAGATACAACAAACCCGCTGCCGTTGCCGGAGCGGGTGATTTTGGGCGCAATGCTGGCGGTGACCTATCTCGATAGGCTGGGTCCCAAGCGGCTCGGGTGCAAATCACCTGCCGTCTGATCTGAGAGCATCCGAGGCAGAGGGTTCGTCCAAAGCGACGAGTTTGTCAAGAGTGAGTGTCGCGGGCAGGTCGGTCGCCCCGAACAACGGCATGAGCACGCGGGCGCTTTCCCCCGAGATCGTATCGACCATCACGCTCTGCCCTGCGAAGGGCCCGTCGATGACGCGCGCCCGCTTTCCCACCTCTACCGGCCGCTTCGGTTCGCCCGCACGCTGCAGCCACGGCTCCGAACCATCGCCATAGGCCGCCAGCAGCTTCTTGAACGGCCGCACCTGGACCAGGCCAGGGCGCCGCTCACCATCCACATCGAACCCGACTACCGATCGCACCAGGCCGATGCGTCCGACTTCGTCCCACCGCCGCCCTGCCGGCAGCCCGACGAACACGTAGCCGCCGATCAGGGGAAAGGCCGCGAGCACCTTTTCCTTGGCGATCCGGCTCTTGCGCACCATAACGCCCTTGAGCGGCACGATAGCCGCGAAACCCGCCCGTCCCAGGAGGTACCGGGCCGCCCGTTCCTTACCGCTATCGACCCGCACCACGATCCAGCAGAAGGCACTCACATCCCCACGGAATGGCTTGGCATCGAAGCGGCTGGCCCGCTTCTCCATCATTTTCGTTCCACTATTCTCTTTGCGAGGGTTAGCGAGGGTCATTCTAAAAGCCTCGTAGATGAAAAGACGTGATGGTTCAGACGCTTGTGATGGTTGCGACGGTTGCGATGGTTTCCATACGTGATGTGAAACCAAATCGGTGCCGGAGGGCGGATGAGAACCACCCCGCACCCCCTCTTCCATGTATACGCGAGCCAAACCGTCGCAACCCTCGCAAAAAGGTCGCAACACGTTGATTTATCTATTGAATTGAGATCGCGACCGTCGCATTGCACCCTCGCAAAACTCTCGCAACCCTCGTGTCGCCCGGCGCCAGCCGGGACGAGGGTTGCGACTTCCGTTCTCTCGATCAGGAGGGGTGCGGGGTTTGCGCCTGGAAGCGCTGCAACTATCGCTGGTCGCAGCGCGCCACCGAGGGGCGTTGGCGAGCCCTCGCAGCCTAGAGCTGCGAGGGCTTCCAGCCCGGGTCGCCGGGATCGGAGGGGGGCGGGGGCGACTTGGAGTCGAAGCGCGAAGGAACGTCGCCAAGGCGAACGCCGACATAGTAGATCAGGCGTCCCTCTTCCTTCTTGAAGCCGAGGGCGGTCATGCGGCGGCCGAACGCCGTCTGCTTCCAGGGCAGGATGCCGTTGGCCTCGCACCAGGCCACATAGGCGTCGAACATGTCCTTCGCCTGGACCTTGTAGCCTTCGCCCTCGCGGATGACGCACGCCTCGACGAACCGTCCGATCGGGTCCCTCTCGGACCGGTAGGCCTGCGTGAATTCACGCACCCGATCGGGGATGTAGGGCTTAAGCCCGTCCCGCAGGTAGAGCTTCATCCCCTCGATCAGCCAGTTGAGGATGCCCGGCCGCTCCGGCACGAAGGTATCGAGCATGTCATCGAACCCCATCTGGAGTTCGTCCGGGATCTGCACCTCCCAGGGCATGATGAGTACGCGCCGCCAGATGCCGTTATCGGTACCCGATATCTCCGGCATGTCGTTGCCCGAGAGGATGGCCACGAAGATCGGCTTGAATTCGAAGATTTCCTTCTGGAGGAACCGCGCCGTCATCGTGCCGCCGCCTGAGACGGCCTTGACCAGGTTCTCCTTGAGGGGTGTGCCGCGCGGCAGCTCTTCCACCACGACGAACCGCGTATTGTGCAGGCGGGCGATGTCGGGGCTGGCCTGTTGGCCGGCACGCTGGCTGTCGCCCGTGATCGTATCGGGCGAGACCGTGGTGCGAAACGTGCCGGCCAGGTTGCCGAGCGTCTCAATGAAGATGGATTTGCCGTTCGCACCAAATCCGAAATGGAAGATCAGCCGCTGTTCCGGGTTGCCGCCATTGAGCATGGCATAGGCGTGGAACACCTGGAGGAACTTGCGCATGACCGGATCGGGTTGCACCTGCTCGAGGAACTTCATGAACTTCGGGCAGGTCGCCTCCGGGTCGTAGTCGACCGAGGCAAGCTTGGTGTTCATGTCTTCGCGGCGATGCGGCCGGAATTCGACATGAGCAACCTTGCGGGACTGCACGGGATTGCCCTCCGCATCCTCCTCGAGGTGATCCTGGTCGGGATCGTCGATCCTCTCGAAGTGCAGCGTGCCGTTCCCGCAATTGAACTGACGCCGGTCGGAATCGAGCAAAGCCTGATCCACCGATTTGAGGCTCGCCGCCTGGAGGATCATTGCGCTGGTCTTGCCGGCATTGCCGCTCGATACCGCGAAGGTGAGCCGGGCCGATTTCTTCTTTGAGACCGAAGTGGCCGCGTTCTCCGCTTTCTTGATCAGGGCCTTGTCCGCCTCGGTATAGTCGGCCGGCGACTTTTTCTCCACGATCGCCGAGGCGGCTTCAATCAAGCGCGCCTGCTTGGCCGTGGCGCGGATGAAGAACGCCTCGAACTTGATCTTGTCCACGAGGTCCTGTGCCTTGAGCCTGACAGCCAGGTCGCCCTCGTCGCGCGCCCAATGCGTGCCCAGGAACACCAGCCACCCCAGACCCGAGACATAGGCGATATCATCGCCGAACCACACGATCAGCCGTCGGCCGTTGTCACGGTCGTTCTGGTCGTATTGGGCGCAACGCTCGGTCTTTTCGGCATCCTCGATGCTGAAACCCTCGATGCCGAACTCGTCGTCATCGCCGATCCCCTCTGGCGCACTTTCATGCGGCGGCGGATCATCGCCCAACGGCCCGTCGGCGGGTGGCGCCTCGCGATCGCCCCCGCGTCGGCGTCGACGCTTGGGCTCTGGCTTGCCCTCCCCGCCTTCGATGACGGTCAAGTTCGGGACGGACTTCTTGCCGGCCATAGCCTTCTTGACGCGATCGCTCGGGTTGTCCTGGTCGAAGTCGTCAGCCACGCCGCTTC